TTAATGCTTCTACTCTTGGTATGCTTTCAAAGTTAGCACCTGTAATAGTAATGCTTGTTTGAGCATTAGTTATTGTACTAGGTGATATAGAACTAATTGTTGGTTTTGTTTCAGCAACACCAGTTAGTTGCGAACCATCTACTGCAGGTAATACAGAAGGAAATACTGCATCTGTTAATTTAGCAGAACCATCTAATTTATTTAGATTGTTAGCTGTGTTAGCATTGTTAAAAACATCAGATATGTTTCTTGTTTTTGTCACTTATGATCCTGCAAATTTAATTGTTATGGTTTAGTTGGAAATACTACAGTATTAACATTTTCAACAGTTGTTAAATTATTTGTAATATCTCTTAAAGATTGTCTATAAGTTTCCCATGCAGTTTTATCTGCAATAGGTGAATCACTCATCATTACCCAATCGCATGATGCAAGAAGTCTATCTCTTTTACTTCTTAAATCTGCCATAGCTCTATCGAATGCACCTGCATTCCAAGCAGCTTCTTCAGCAGCTCTTGCAGCTATTTCTTCTGGTGTGAGTTCTACTTGAACTCCATTTACTAATTTATGTGCCATAATTTTCTCCTTATATATTAATTAATTCCAAATAGCAATATCTGACCAGCATCTATGTTTCCAGAAACAAATCTGAATTGAATAGCATTTATAGCTGATGTAGTGTTAAAATATCCAGCAGCAAATTCTCTTTGAGTATAACCACCATTTGACCCATTTGCATCTGACATAAAATGTTTAACAAAAGTTGTAGAACTAGGGTTATAAAGTGTAAGTATTCCAGAACCACTATCATCTGCATTTGTTGAACCAGTTACTTTACATAGTCTTTGAAAACTTGTGCTTTGTGCTAAATCATTACCAGATGAATAAGTTAAAGATGTATCTGTATCCGCTTCATTATGCCAAGCTTGAACTTGGGTTGTAGTCATTGTAACTCCATAGGAACTACCACCATTAGTAGAGCCTTGAAATTCAAAGTTAGCATTTGCTGAACCATGAACATTGATAAACTCAAAACGATATATTGGATATGTGCTATCAATACCAGATGTGAACTCTATACTAGCAGATGCACTAGCAGTAGCAGAAGATATAAATTGCATATCTCCAGTTTCTACTGAACCACTTGGTACAGCAGTTACATTGTCAAAGCTATCATTATTAAATGCGTCTGGTTTTAATAAACCAGAAGTAGTTAAGTTGTTAGCAAAGTTTCTTGTTATTGTTCCCATTATACTACTCCATACATTTTGATTATGCCAGCATCTATGTTTCCTGTACTCATAGTAAACTGAACTCCATCAATAGCTGATGTTGTGTTGCAGTAACCACCAATATGAGCTGTTTCAGATGCTGAAGAATTATTCATATATTGTGTTCTTGCTATATAATGTTTTACAAATGTGGTTGAACTAGGATTAAATAAATGTAGATAACCTGTAAAACAACTATCATTATCTGTATGTATTTCTCCAGTAGTTAAATTTTGTGCATTTGTTGATTGTGCAAGGTCAGAAGCAGTTGAATAATATATAGTATCAACTCCATCATCTTCTTTATGTCTACAAGTAAATACACTACTGGTTTTAACAGCATCATAAGATGCACCACCATCTCTAAAATTAACCCTAAAATAAGAATATGCTGATGGATGTATGTCTATAAACTTAAACACATAAGAATCATAAGTTGAATCTATACCTGTGGTAAAATCTAAAGATGCACTTGCACTTGCTGTTTGGGTTGAAAGTAATTTTAATGCTCCACCACCAGGTACACTTGCAAAATCAGTTACATTGGTTACTGAAGTATTATTAACAGCATCTGCTGTAAATACTCCACCAGTTGTTAAATTATTTCCTATTGATAATGCTATGCTCATAAAATATATCCTATCATATTAAATATAAAAAACTTTGTTTTTTCTATGCTCATAAATTAACTCCCTGATATTCCATATAGTTTTATTGTGCCAGAATCTATGTTGCCACTAGCCATTTTAAACTGAACTGCATCAATAGCAGATGTTGTGTTTCCATATCCAGCAATAAAATTATTTGATGCTCTTGGTGCAGCACCTGTCTCACTCATAGTACACATAAAATGTTTAACAAATGTTGTAGAAGATGGGTTAAATAAATATAATTCTCCACAATCGCATTCATCATTATCAGCACCTGATTCAAGAGTTGTTATTTGAAATGCTGTGCTTTGTGCTAAATCTCCACCAACATAATATGAAAAACCAGTACCATCAGCTTCTGTATGAATTGCATAAAAATGTGTGCTTGTTTTTGTTACATTATAATTTGAACCACTATCTGCACTAAAATTAAAACTAAATTGATTATCATCAGAAGAATTGTGAATATTAATAAATTGAAATTTATAAATAGGATAGGTGCTATCTATTCCACTTGTAAATGATATTGATGATGAAGCTGATGCAGTTTGTTCAGATATTAAATTCATAGCACCACCAGCTGCTGCATTTTCTAATTCAGAAATACTTGCAACTGAAGCATCATTAATAGCTGCTGGTAATATTACTCCACCAGTTGTAAAGTTATTGGCAGCATTTCTTGTAATTGTTCCCATTAATTTAACCTCAAGTATCTAACTGAAATTTCTGCTGATGAAGCAGGTGCAGTTGTAAATGTTAATGTTGTTCCAGATATAGAGTAATCAGTTGCAGGTACTAAAGTTACCCCATTAACTGTTACAATAATATCTTCTACAGTTCTACCAGAATCAATAGTTAAAGTTGCTGTTGAACCATCACCAGTAGCTGTATCATTTGTATAAACAGCACTACCATTTAAAGGTAAATATCTAACTACAATTTCTGCATTATTTGCAGGAGCTGTAGCAAAAGTTAAAGTTGTACCACTAATTGTATAGTCATCAGTTGGTGTTAATAAAAATCCATTAACATAAACAAGTATGTCATCAACAGCTCTACCACTATCTATTGTTAAAGTAGTAGTCGAACCATCTCCTGTAGCTGTATTTTTAGTATAGCTTAATGAAAGAGCAACATCTCCAAATTCTAAAGCTGTTCCACCAGAATTAACTACGATTGCTTGACCAGCACTTCCTAAAGAACTTAATCCTGTTCCTCCATTTGGATAAGGCAAAACACCTGTAACTTTTGTAGTTAAATCTATTGAACCTGCTAATTTAGCATTAGTAATTGAACCATCTGCTATTCTATCAATATTTAAAGTTCCTGATGTAATATTAGTAGCATTAATATTTGCAACACTAAATGTTCCATAAGTTACAATATCAACAATATCTCCATCTGATAATGCAGTAGCAAATACAACTGATGTACCTGATGTAACAGTAACATCTGTACCATTAACCATCTTAACACCATTTAGGTACACATCTATAAATCCTGCATCATAAGCTAAAGTATTTGCATTATCATCCACACCTGATACAGAACTTGGAGTTCCAGAAACTGTATAAGTAAATCTTTCAGAAGTTCCATTAACAGAAGAACCTGCATTTTGCCATCCACTAGATCCATATACTTTCATTGTATTTGATGAAGTATCAAACCATAAATCTCCTATAGTAACATTTCCACCAGTAGGTGCAGTTGCACTTATGAAATAAGTATCAGCAAAATTATTAACATCTGTTAAGTTAGAAGCTACTGTATTTACATTAGCAATAGATCCACCAACATTATTTACATTAGCAATATTTGTTGCAACAGTTCCAATATTATCTGATCCAGTTAAATCGGCAGCTACTGTTCCAATATCAGTTGCATCTGCAACAACAGCTGTAACATCTGCACTAATTCCTGCAACAGTAGTTACATTTGCTGAAATACCAGCTACTGTAGAAATATCTGCTGCGTTTCCTGCAACAGCTGTTATATTAGAATCATTATTTGCAACAGTTGTAATATCTCCAGAAATAGAAGCTACAGTTGTTACCTCAGTTGCTTTAGGTTGTAGTCTATGAAAAGTATAAGTATTTAAAGTTGTTGTTGTTTCAACAAGTACACCAAATCCTGAAGTTAAAACTGTAGAACCACATCCATTAATTGTAACAGTAGAACCACCTAAAGTTCCACCAGATATTGTAACTACTCCAGCAGTAGGAGTTCTTGTTGTTGCAATTTCTTTAATTGATACAATTGTACCTGCACCATCATTTACATCTGGATTGGTATTTGGAAAACTTGTTTCATTTGCTATTGGATAAAATCCACCCACATCATCTACTAAGTCTATAACTCTAGCATCTATTGCAGCAGTTGTTGCAATATAATTGTCTGATGCTGACCAAGTATCACCTGAATCAATTGTTTCTGAACTATCTTGTCTAAAGTATCTTGTATCAGAAGCTGATGTCGTAAAAAATGTAGTATCATCTGGTGTATGTCCAGATTGTTCAGAATTAGTTACAATTACAGCATCTGCTATTTTGTCAGCAGTTACTGCATCATCATTAATCTTTGCAGTTGTAACATTACTATCAGCTATTTTAGCAGTTGTAATTTGTGAATCTGCAATATGAGCTGTATCAATAGATCCATCTACATAGTGTTCAGAATCTATACTATCATCTGCAATTTTAGATCCATTAATAGCATCGGCTGCTATCTTAGCAGTAGTTACATTTGAATCTGCAATCTTAGCAGTAGTAATATTAGCATCAGCAATTTTTGCTGTTGTAACATTTGCATCTAATATTTTTGTTGTAGTAACTGCATCATTAATAATTTTAGCATTAGTAACTGAATCGGTTTGTAAGTTAGATGCAGCAATAGCATTAGTTGCCATTTTAGCATTAGTAACATTTGCGTCTGCAATTTTAACTGTAGTAACCGAACCATCTGCTAATGTAGCAGTTGCAATTACACCAGTTGGAATAGATGAATTTGTTTTTGATAAAGCACCAATATAAATATTTGAAATAGCTTCATTTGATAATGAACCACTATCCCATGTTACATTGATTGTAGTATCTGTTGAAAAAGATGATGAACTAATTGTTCCATAAATTGTACCAGGAGTTGTTGCAGTTAATTTAATTCTTCTGCCTTCATGGTAAATTGGAGTAACATCAACACCTGCAATTGTAAAAGAAGTAGCTGATGCGTAAGTTGCAGTATAAGCACCAGAGCCATCTCCATATTCTACCCATTGAGAATCATTAAACCATTCTCTAGTATTTTTCATCAATGCTCTAATTGCATTGTTTAAGTTGGAAGGTAACATTCCTTCTGCAACTGAAATACCATTTAAGTCTATATTGTTTGCTTGAGTTGTTGAATAATCTTTTATCCCTGCCACTTTAATCTCCTATAAACCAAGCAAAGGCTTTATTGTTTTCTTGGTTCTTTTCATTTATTAATGCGTTGATAGCTTCCTCAATTTGTCTTTGGAAAAACTCTTGAGTTTCAAAACTGTATCTAACATTATCTATATCAGTTTTATCTGTCATCGCAACCCTGCTCTTGATGCAATTAAATCAATTCCTTGAGCATCTTTCCAAACACCACCACTAGGTATTTTTACATTAATTTTAACATATCTACCAGACTGTCTTACTGGATTGATACCTGTTGAATTCATGCTTACCGAACTAGATTCAGTTACATCATCTGCTAATCTATCTCTAGTTTTTATAGTAACTGAAGCTGTTGCATCAACTATTGGTCTAATGCCTGTTATATTCGATCTTAGTCCTGGAAACAACTCTAATTCTGAAGTTTCTATTTCACCTTCATTTGCAGTACCTGAGAAAATAGCAGCTTTATAATTATTATCTATAGCACCTAGTAATAATTGTCCACCATTCCAAAAGTCAGTATCTAAAGCAATATTAATATTTTCTAAGTTTTCTGAAATAATATCCATTAGTTCTACAGTATATGCACCAACGAATTGTGAGAATATCGTACTAGCACTAGCTTCTGCAGTTGACCATTTTTGAGTAGCATAATTGTAAATTAAAACTTTATCACAAATACCAGTTGTATTCGCAGTATCAGATGCACTTGGATATAACCATAATGCTAACTGATTGAATGGATCGACAGCAGCACAAATTCTATCACTAAATGCTTTGTTTAAATCGGTATCAAAAAATCTATTAACTTTTTCTGCACCGATTGGAATTACTTGGTCGCCATTGATTTCAAAGAATCCATCGTCTGCATAAAAGAATACTCTACGATTATCTTGGCAAACTGTTCTTCCATATACAGCTCCTCTATTTGGTGAGATAACTGATAATCTAAATACTGTTGCACCACCCACATAGTCTAATCGAACTATTTGGTTTTGTCTAAATACATAACCAATCTCTCCAGAAGTTATATGAACTATCTGTCCACCAGAACCAGGTAAGTCTTGTAAGTCAGATTGTTTAGTTCCACTTTCCCAAGTAGAAATATCATTAATACCTGACCATTGAATTCTATTAGAATTATTTGTGTGATTACCAGTTACTAAAAAATCCCTAATGACACCTGAAACTTTAAATGTTGGTACAGTACCACTTGTTGCAATAGAAGATAAATCTGCAAAGTTAGTTGATGTACCCATTAAATAATATTGAGGTGCATCTATACCATTAGAAGCAATTACATAATTACCAAACTGAGTGAATGTCCAATAATCTGTATTACCACCTGTTAAACTTCCTTTTCTTGATGTAAATGTTCCACCATCTAATTGATAAATGTCTGTGTTGTTAGCAACAAAATTATAAACAGTATTAGAGTTATCTCTAAAAGAACCTGCACCTCTACTATCTGTAGAAATATTGTTTGTTGAATAATTAACTAATGAAGGAAATCGTTTGTAAGATTGTCTTGCAAAATACACATTGTTAGCAACATTCGCACCTGGATTAAGATGCTCTGGTTGATCTGGTAGCCATTCTCCAAAAGGTATTTGCATTTATTAACCTAAGTATTATTTGTTACAGAAATTCTTGAGCTATCAGTAAAGGCAGCTCCAACAGTTACATCTGATCTTTGTTGTAAAGGTGCATTTCCATATTGGTCTTCTCTGTCATTTCTCTCAAGTCTTTCTAGTGCAGTTTGATACATCTTCTCCCATTGACCTGCTTGGTTAGGTTCAATTCCACCTAAAAAGTTAGCAGCATGATATAATGAACCATATAAATATATAGCTGGGTGATTTGATAAGATATAATTTGTAGTATTTGAATCTGATAAAGGATCAAACTCTTTGTAATAATTTATTGTGCCTGTGTATGAACTTGCAGGACTTGGTGCAAATCTAAAATTATCTCCAATGATTGTATAAGTGTTTGGTTGGCCAGACATTGAACCCCCTTTGATTTGATCCATTTGAGCAGGGGTAATATAATTTAGAGCATATTTAGTTCCACCATTTACAATAAAAAAATCTTTTACTTGTAAAAATCCTGTAGGAAGTGCAACTGTTTCAGAATCAATTGTAAATGAACTGTCAGTTGTAATCATTTTTCTAATTCTTAATTTTGAATTAAAATCTTTTTCTGCAAGAACAATAAAATCACCAGATATTTCTGATGTTAAATCTGATCTATTTAACCAATTAGCAATTGATGTTTTTAAAGCTGAGTATGTATTTAATGCCATTATAATTTACCTTCTGCAGTTCTAAAGTATCTAAACTCACTTGAGTTTAATTTCTTTTTTAATATATTTTTTTGAACATCTTTTGGTAGTCCAAACCAGTTATTACTACCATTATATTCTTTTGCCCAAACTTGCAAAGCAATAGTTGGAATACTTGCTACTCTTTTCATATCCCTAGTTTTATTATACCCATCATTTAGGGTTAATAATCTTTTATTGTGTTGCAAGTGAGGTGTAATATTGATTTCTTCTTTGGTTACAATCTTACCTTCCATGTCATCTTTCATGTAGGTAGTTTTTTTTAAACCATCTATCTCAATATCTTTTTTCATCTTCCTTGACCTTTATATCTAGATTTTTTCATCATTCGTTTTTCATTTTTGTTTTTTCGTTTTTTATGAACACCTGGTCTTTTAGGTGGTTTTGGTCTTGGAACAAAATGAACGAACTTTTGTTTAGCCATTCCTAGCTAGACATTTCAGTCACTGAAACTTCAGCAGTACCTATCACAGCAACTTTTTCACCAGGTGAAACTTTAAAAAGTTCAGGTTGATCAGCAGGTAAAAAAATACTTGCAGATCCAGCAGTCGCAGAAGCTGTTGGTGATGCACCAAATAAAATATGAATATCAGCAGGTGTTGCTATTCTTACATATTCAGTTTGCGAACCAAATGCAGCCGATGCTACAGATGAACCAGAAGCTGTTAAACTTTGGTGTGTAGTAGGTTTTAAAGCATAATTCATAGCCATTGTATTCTCCTTAAAATTAGGTGAGGGGGAAGTACCAGCTAGGCAAGATCCCCCTCAAATTAATATTATCTTCTAATTACAAAAGTAACAAGAAGTTTTGCAGTTCCAGTTGAACCACCATCTGTAATCATTTCGATAGTTCCACCTTCTTCAACTCTATTAGCAGCACTTGGCTCAGATGTATCTACATCACCTGCAGCAGAACCAGATTGTGCAACAGTAATAGCAGAGTTAGTCATAGCAGTACCACCAACTTCAAAAGTAATAGCTGCATTAGCACCTGAAATAGCACCTTGTAAAGCAGTTAAAATTTTAACTACTTTTCCACCATCAGGGATAGCAACAAAAGTTGATGAAGCTGTAGAAATATCTTCAATCTCAGCAGTTATAAAATAATCGTTTAG